GTTGTTTCATTTGATACGGTGTTTTACTGTTCTTATTAATGAGTTAACTACAATAAGCTAATTTCGTGCTTTACCTTAGTTAAGTATTCGTAAGGGTTTTTATATCCTTCGTATTCGATTTCAATCATTTGAGCGTGTTCTAGCATTTCATCAACGCAAATAAGAGCATATTTTTTTCCTAATTCTCTTTCTGCTTTAAGTTCCTCATCCGTCATACCGAAAACAGATTTACGTATAAACTTATTTGCTAATTCATTTGCTTTTTTGTTTGGTGTCATAATTTATTTTTTGTGCTTCTAAACCGCTTACAGTAGTTAACAATGTATATAGTTTATAAGCCTATTATTGCTTTTTTTAGTTGTCAAAGGGCATAGTCGTTTAATCCCCAACTTTTCTTATACTCTACTCGTTATAGGGCATTTGGAACGTACTCCGAAGCATCCTCGTTATTTCCTTCCCAAAAGAATATTTCCCAGTAGCCAGAAAGAGAATAACCCATATCACGATACAATTTTCTATACACTTCTGAATTTTTTCCATAACCTAAATTACTAAGCAATGGGCATAAGTCATTTAATGAAATGTTCTTTAAAAAATGTTCTACGTTTAGATTCTCTTTCCATCTGAGTGTTCCGTTTTTGTCTATAATTATTTGGTGGTTGTGGTGTGTTTCTACATCCAGTATTTCACGATAAGTTTCTTCTGTAATTTCTTCTCTTTTTATTAAGTTTAACATAGTTCAAAGATATTTGATGTATAGTTAAATCTAATCAAAAACTATTGAAAATGAAAAAGCTGCGCTAAATAATATTGAGATTCTTTGCTAAGACGACGTGATTTGGCGCAAATTGCAATAGATCTTCCCATAAAATACCGTCTCTTGAAAGTCTTTTATGTCCGTGTACTGCATGATTGATTCTGGGTGTCAAATTATATTTCTCTATAAAATCTCGTACAGTATCATCGAATCCACTCTTCATTGTGATTAAATGCACAGTCCATGTCTTTGACTTCTTCTACGGGGATCCATCGAACTTCTGCTACTTCTTCATCTGCACAATTTATGATGCTGATAGAGTCGTAGTACGAATAAAATGTCCAATGTCAGCAGGTGTACCATCACGTTTTCTTCTACTGTCCTTTTCCGATTCTAATGCTATTGCATCTGTACCAGTTAATTCTGTCATGTCTAGAGCAATTGCTTTCGCCATTTCAGGGGACTTTTTGTAGGATCGTGTTTCTGCTATTTGTTTCGTTATCGACATTGTTAATCGTTATAGTCAAATATAACTAAATTTGGGCTGATTATGAAAAGTAGCACACTTTAACCCGATCTTTCGATCAGGTTAAAGTGTGTACGGGTAGGATTTGCACCTACGAGGTCGGATTATCTGCTGCTTTCATGTCCTGTCACTATTTCTAGCTTGTAGGTTATTTTCCTTATCTCAGTAATGCAGAACTGGATTCCCCATTCGCTTATCAGAGATTTCCTTTGCTACGCATATCAATTCGTCAATAACAATTTGTAGTAAAGACTCTCATTTTTATTGTTACTTCTCAGCCGGGTCACCGTACAATTTACCACCAACTATAGCCAGCACTGCTTGGTTGGTTTTTAAGTTCTACGTCTTTTTCGAAATTGCCACGCATGTACTGGTGTAATGCCTTCTTTTCGAGGGTCTTGTTCTTGTTCTCTTTATGAAGATATCTAGTGTACCAAGAAGGATAAAATCCCATCTACTACCACAGTGTCTTCTACGTTGCTTTTCAGTCCAAGCCCAACGTTTTTTCGATTGCTTTTTCTTTTCCATGATCGAGTTTGTGTTTTACAACAATCGATCGCGGGCTTTATTTATGTTTCTGTTCATGATCTGGAGAAAAACTTACCCAAAGATACCAGGGGAGGCCTTTGGGTAAGAAAAGAGAAATTTCTAGCTCTTCTATCAGGAGAAAAAATAAACTCCTGAACGTGGCATTCAGTGAAATTTCTCAAAAGTGTAACTCAACTATATTTGTCTGTTTTTGCATAAATAGAGTTTTTAGGTTTTCTAAGTTGAGTTATTAGAGTCTTTGTGAGATTTGTAGCCGTTTCCTTTTCGGCCTTTTATCCATCCAAGATTTTCAAATTCCAGTAGAAGATCTTTCTTGATTCGTTTATTGACACCATCTTTATTGATGAAAATAGTGCCATACTGTGAATTTCCTGAACCGGATTGAGCTTGGCTGATCTTTACTTTATGTTCAATTGAAAGTTTTTTACTTGTCAGAGATTCAGAAATCTTTTTTCTGTATGATTCTCTATACGTAGGATCTTCTTCCATTTTTACACGGTGATTTTCCCATTTATTGTCGACTTTCTTTCCGGAGACTTTGCCTCCAGCGCTTGTACAATTAAGCTGATGATCATTGTCAATAAATCCTCCTTCACGTAAATTCATACATTGAGGGTCTTGAAGCAACTTTTCGTTGACAATTTCAATCTCACGATTTTTCAAAGAACTTCTATCTGGAAGAAATTCGAGAATCTCACATTTGAAATTCTCTCTTCCATGCTTTCAATACGAAAGCCACAGTCTTTTTCCACTTCCTATGTGCCCATCTTCTAAATCTGAAGTCGAATGCATTCCTATGTAGTACTTTTCGTTTATTAGACAAGTTGTCTTGTAAATGTAGTGGTACATTTATCATGTACACAAGGAACAAACTGTCACGGTGGACTCGGAGGGGTTCGAACCCTCGTCCGATTAACGAATCCAAGTTTTCTACAAGCTTAGTCGAACATATCGTCGTTCAACTGACTATCAAATTCTTTACAATTTGCAAGTCCAATTCCTTATACTATCATGAGGTAGGAATACATCTCTCAGATAGTTGTCGATTTTCGACTACTACGCTGCTAAAAGTTCGACTTCTTCTAATGCCACAACCGGAGCTGTGTTGAGCGATGTAGGGATAGACATGATGTCTTCCGGGTTGTAAGTGTTGCCAATTACGGGTGTGATAGGTGATTAGACAGCTTCCATCTAGCTGTGCTTGCTTACTGTTTCATGCGGTTTAACCGTCAAGATCCAATGTCGAGCCCAAGATGTTAAAGAACGAGTAATGATTTTATTTATCAAGATCTCCAAGGAGATTACTCAAAAAGCGGGGAAGCTTCAAATTCGTTACACTGCGATTTCTAAACCATGTGTCTTGAGTTTTGAGGTCGTAAGTGTTGAAATGTGAATCTGTGAATCTTGACTTTTGAAACGTTATCGATTTCATTGATCAGAAGCTAGTAGCTGTCATAAGATTTCAGATACCGTAATGATACTCATTCTACACTTCCCCTAGGATCCTAGTTGGACCCATAAATTTCTATATTGTAGTAGAGTGGTTGAACGTATCTAATTCTGCTTGAATAGAATCGATCTCTGTTTCTAAAGATTCTATTCTTTTGTCCATTTCCACTTTACCGATTTGTGCGGTTACTTTGAAGCCTTCTTCCTGTGAATATCTTTGACGAACAGTACCAGTCTTCGTTGAAACTCCTCGTAGGAATTTAACATGTGACTTCAATTCTGATTGTCTAAAAATTTTTGATCTTACAGGTGAAGATGCTTCATGAATTTTATGCTTGAGATCAACTAATCCAGCAACCTCTGCATCTAACGTTGTTAGAGCTTCTTCTGGATCATATTCTCTTTCAGTTCCTTCTTCGATTGAGTTGTATGTAGAAACTCTTTCTTGAAGTTTTCCAATTTGTGAAATTCTCTTATTCTTTTCTTTGAGTGCTTCTGCAATATTCATGATGCTTTATTTATTGTGTGATTGAGTTAATTGTAACAAAAAACGTACGTAGAAAAAATTATTCAGCACTAAGTTCATTCTGTTTGAAAATCGCCTGTAACTCAGGTTCAGCTCTATCATATTGTTCTTGACTCATTGTCAAATTCAATGCTTTAAGTACAATCTGCATTTTCTCGATGTTATCAATTATGCTAGTATCTAAGCTAAAAGTTACAGGTGGCATAATAGATGCTGAACTTGCAGATCCAGGTCCTGTTGTAGTGTTTTCTTCCATTACTCTTCGTTATTTTCGTTTTCAGTTTCTTCAGTTTCTTCACTTTCCCATTCTTGCTCAGGTGGAATATCATCAAGTTTGAGAGTATTAATCTTTGCGAATGGCTTATCGGCATCGGGATTTTCGATACTATGAAGACGTTCCGTTTCTTTATCTAGTTCTTCTTTCATTTCTTCTAGCTCAGATTCTTTATCCTTTTTCTCTTTTTCAATTCTACGTTTTTCATCAGCTTCAAATTCTTCAGCTGTATTCGTAAAAGTTCGAGAAGATGTTTTCTGTTTCTTCCAGAATATTCGAAAGAGCAAATAGAGTACTAAAATTCCTCCAGATGCAATGAGTGCTATTGCGTATCCGTTTTCCATTTGACTATTTTATGTGTGATGAAAAGTAGTTCTGACTATCGTAAAACGTTGACAGTAAGACATACTACTTTTTGTGGGGCAAAAGTTTCTTCAGATATCAAGGTCTCAATTTCTACGCTTTCTAATCGATTATCCATTACAAAGTCTGGAATATTCACAGAAAGACTTTCGATTTCTGTGCGGGTCATTTGAGAGGTGTCTGGCCTCAATTGAGCTATGATCTTGTCAATCACATCTTCTTCTAATGTGCCTAAAGCGTTGCTATCTTGCAATTCTGTAAAATTGATTTTGATACGAAACGGCGCAGCTTTGAGAGCTTCTCTCAATTCTTCATTTTGTAGTGATCATATAGCGTCTATTTTTTCTATCCACGCTGTAGCAGTTCCAGCTTCAACTTCAGTGAAGCCCAAATCTTTTTGAATATAGCATGAAGGATTCGATGCAACCATTTCATCAAATTTGTAGTAGAAACTTTTAATACAATAATTGTTGAATCCATTGGAGTAATGCCTAAATTTTTACTGCATGCGCTATCTGTGAAGCAACCTTTTGCTCAGACATTTTCAAATTCTTCTTATAAATTGCTTTGATTCTCATAATCCAAGTGTTTTTAATTTTTCAAGCGTAGACTTTGTGTCAGTATGTAAAATGCCAATTCCACCGGCACCTTTCCATTTATCAATTTTCTTTATAGAGTCATCTATCAATATCCAATTAGGATCGGCACAGAATAAATGCTTATGATTATTGATAATTGCTCGAGTATCTTTATCCCAATTTCCGGATTCACTCTTCGATGTATATTTATCTTGTGTGATTTCTGGTAGATGTTCTTCGATCCATTTCCATTTCCCTCTATAGCACATGTAATCTCTAGAAGGTGATGTTAGAATTGTAGTATCGTCATATTTTTTGACATAATCCCATAGCTCTTTGCCGTCTGGCATCCATTCCATTTCTGACCAATATTTGATGCCCTGTGCAGTAATAAGATCCCATGTGACTTTGCTACCATGTGTTTCAATGTACTCATCCATAGACAACTTTTCAGTATTCGAAGCTATCTCTTTAAACTTTTTATCAAAGTCAGTAAGACATCCGTCCATGTCTTGAAAAATTCTGGCTTTATTTGCATCAAAGCTTTCGTTGATGCATTGACCGAAGTCTAATATTTCTCCCATATTTTTGTTTGTATGTAAATTTAACACATTTACTCAGTAGAAGAATTTTCTTCAATGATTTCAGCATCGTCAACTTTTCTACAGAAGAATAGATGTCCATCTTTTCGAAAGACTTTATTCGCCATAAGATGTTCTTTCCAAGTATCAATGATTGGATTGTCGCTTTCTTTGATGATCAGTAGGACTTCATATAAATCGTCCCTGATCTCAATGAAATCTCTGTTCATTGAGAAACCCTTCGTCATTATTTAGAAGGTGTTATCGTAGCGACAGCTTTGCTAATAAAGTCCTTTTCAGTAAGTTCATCATTTTCAAATCTACCATCATGTTCTCTGACTACGTAGAGATTCTTGCCGATAGTGTTAGCGATAGCTACTAATTTTGGAGTATCTAACGTCACATCTATATCGCCGTACCACACTTTTCCTTCGCCTACGACGAAAATATTAGCGTTGAAATAAATCTCATTATCAGGGTATGCATCTCTATATGCGCTTTTTGAACCTGATATCATTCTCCCTTGGATACCAAGGCCTGTTGCTAAAGCTTCATTAAGCCGTGTAATTTGTGCATTCATATGTTTCGGTTTTAGGGTTCGGAGTCAAGAGAGGATTTTCTGGGTTACCTTCGTAAGCCCAATCTTCTATTCCCAATTCTTCGAACCGGTTTTTAATTTGCTCGTTGTAAAATGTACTTATTGATCGTACTCTTCGTTGTATGTCAGCTCTAGTTGCATTTTGCGTATTTCCACCATGTTGATGTTGAAAATAACAAAGTTTCGGAATTCTGATCATTTTTCCATGTAAGAAAGTCCTGACTAGTAATTCGTAGTCATCTGCAATTGTCAAACGTCTATTATGGCCACCAATAGACATGTAGAATGATTTCTTCCATGCTCTCATATGATTTGGTACTCTAACTATGTGACGTATTGTTTTAGGGTTGATGTCTGGAGTCCTAGCGACTTGATAGACAACACCATCATATTCTTTCTCGTAATAATCTCCAAAATCAAATGCGTATTTTTCACCATACTTCATCGATTTTCTTGAATGAGAATCTATTTCGGCACAGTCAGAATAGATGAAATCTACAATAGGATTTTTCCTAGCAGTATTAATGACTTCACCGAGTGCATAGAATGTAAGCTCATCGTCATGATCCAGTTCTACAACCCAATCACCAGAGCATAGGCTTACTGCTCGATATTTTGATTCACCTACTCTTCCACCTGATTTAGGATTAACATCATAAACTTTAACGCGGGGATCTAATCTAGCAATTTGTTGACATTCATATAGTGTATTACCACTGTCATTCGAATCATCTACAATGATCCATTCCCAATTAGTGTAACCTTGTTTGAATAGGGAATCATATGCTCTACGAATTCCTTTCCCGATATTATGGGTAGGTGTAAATACACTGATCATATCCTGATTCTTCTCTAACATTCCAGCCATTGACACTTGATATAGTGTTTCACCTTGATTAGAGCTTCTATAATTGTTATCAAAATGTACCCATTTCTTTCGCATATAAAGTGGCAACGCCATCAAAGCGGGATGATCGGCGGGATCAGGACTCATCGAAACGATAACGTCTGGGTCGAATTTGACCATCCACGGAATGGGATTTTCATTGCTATTTACTGCAAGAATATTAAGTAGTTCACTTTCTTGAGGAATATGCTTTGTAGAAGTTTGAGGTACAGTAAATTGATCACCAATCACAACCACGCGAGGATCAGAAGATATTTGGCTATTTCGAGGGATTGAATTATAGTAGCAAAGCGTCTTATTCAAAAATTTGAAAGACTTTGCATAATTATTGTACAAATTTTCGATCATTTGCCCATCTGCAGTATATGAAGCATGCGGAAGTTTCTCTTTCGAGTAAAAATGACCACGGATGATAAATTGACCCATATCTACATGTTGAACTTTCATGTGTTCAGCGGAAGCTATTCTAGTCTCTAGACCTGTAAAGTCTCTACCTCCAATGTGTTGATCGAAGACTAAGATTTGTTTTTCTCTAGGATTCTCCAGAAATTTATAGATTTCACCTCCTTCAAGTGTACTCTTGTAAAAATTTGGATGCAAAATATTGTCATCGTCTAAAATATAGAACCACTTCTCTAAATTCGAAATACTCCCAATGTAACGATTGAGTAAACTATGGCCGTAGTCGCCTTCGATGCCTCGCCAGAATTTAACGTCTGTAGCATTTTCTTGAACAAAGGTGAGAGTTTCCTGTGTTAAATTGTATACTCGATTCATATCGAATAAAATTACCCAATTACACCATTTTGGAATTGAAGCTCCCATTTCACGAAGATTTTCAGGCCTTGTGCATCTAGATACGATTGTAAGTTTATTTGTCATCTGCGAAATCATCGTTTTCTAGCATGATAGTTTCATCTGTACATACTATAGAAACTCTATGTTGCTTCATTTTGACCATTAACTGAGCTGCAATTTCTACAGCATGTTCTTTTATCTGACTAGGGTTAAATGGAAGGATAAGAATGGAAATACACTTCAATGGAGTGTTGTAAATAAATTTTTGTGATTTCCACGTCACTTGAGTGACAGTTGGTGAGACATCTGTATTTGTAATTCCAACAGATGGCGATCCCGTATTAGCTCCTGAAGGAGATAGTATCGGAAAACGCACTACACACAACAACAGGTTATAGTTAATAGAGAAGATAAGAGAATAGTTAAAGGGAGGTGAGCAATTCACCTCCTATTTATTCACTCTAAAAAGATAAAAAAAATTATGCATTTTTTGCTCCATCTTGGCTATCTCGTTCGCCATTTATTTCACGCACAGCTTTCCATATTTGGAACTGCATATATCCTAATTGGCTACATAGTTTTTCGTGTCCAAATCTTTTAATATAGTCTT